CAAAGAATCAACCGGCGGTGAAAGCCGGGGATTGCGCTACAATTAGAGAGGAATGGGAGAGTTGGTGCAAGTTTGCACAGGGGAGGTTTAAGAACGATAGTCCTCGAGGAAAACGTTTTGCTATGGCCTTAAAGGGCTGTAAACGTATTTTCGATGTGGAATGTTCCCCCTGCGACAAAATTGCGAGTGCGGATGCTCGCTCAGCATGGGATAAGAGGGTGGCAGAAGACTGCTCAGACGGTGACAGTCTGAGTAAGGTTTTCTTACCTCTTCTCAAATCTCATGTTCGCGAGTTGGTGAGTGGATGGGGGGCGAAGTTGGAGAGTGCGCGTAAGGACCCGAGTGGGATCGTTGCCTGCGCTTCGGATATTTATGTTCCAGACCAGCAAGGCTGTCTGGAGACTAGGAAATTGAATGGAGGAACATTAGCTACTCGTCCTGATGAGGAAGATACTCGTACCGAGTCTCTTGGTATTGTCAGACGAGGTTGTGCGAAGACAAAAGGGAAGTATAGAGTCGTTACTATGCAAAGCTCGTACGTTAAGAGAGTTTTGCGACCAGTTCATAACGGTCTCTATAACTATATTTCTTCATTCAATTGGTGTGTCCGAGGCGATGTGACAAGACGGGATTTCGAGGATGTTTGCGCATCTAACGATGAGGAGATAATTAGTGGAGACTACTCTGATGCCACTAACAATATCTATCTCCCTGTCGTAGAGGCCATTGTCGAAGTGTTGTCTGAGGATCCAGACCTTACAGAAGAGGAGCGGAGGGTTCTCGTTGGTAGTTTTACTAACATACGCTGGGTCAGCAAGAGTGGTAAGCTTTATCCGATTAAGAGAGGCTCTATGATGGGAAACCTTTGTAGTTTCCCTCTCTTATGCCTTTTGAATAAAGCTTGCCATGATATCTCATCTGACCTGGTGTATGGAGTTGGAGTGAAGAGGATCGTAAGGATAAACGGAGACGACTGTTTGTTCAAAGGGAACCGTGCCATGTATGCCACATGGAGATATGTTACCCATCTCTTTGGACTAGTCGTTAATGAGTCTAAGACCCTTGTCTCACATAGGTGGGCTGACCTGAATAGTCAGACCTACGATGCGAGGAGACGTAGACTTATCTCTAAACCTGTCTTATCTTTTCTTCTTCCTCCCCGCCATGCTACCGGTGAAATCCTGACTAGCGTCCTCAGCGGTATCAGTTCATTTAGGACAGAAGTAAAACTCTGGATTGTTAATTGCCTAATGAGACACGAGATATCACTGAGAGGCTTCTCTCTATCTGGCCTGTCATCTTTCTGGGTGAAGGTCCTTGTGCGCAGGAAGTGGTTTAGGAGGATGGTTATGGATGGCCCGGCCACCACGATAACCACAGTGCCTGGAGGGCGAGAAGGAGTTGGCATCAAGCCAAAGGTTATGACCACCGATAGGCCATATCCCGTCACACTTGGTCCTCCTCCACATGAGAAATACTATCCAGTAATTGATTACTGCTCTAGTATCTTGACAAAATCTCATGTGGAGGCCTGGACGGGTGTGAAAATACTAACTCCTCAAGTTAAACTCGATCGGGCGAGTTTCGCTCTCCGGCAGAAGAATCCCTACCCCTTCCCTTCTCACCTTCGTTTCGTGGGGGTTTCAGTAAGATGGGCCTTCGTTTGGCCATCTTCCCTACTCCAGATTGTTCAGGATCAATATCCTTGGATGCTCGTTTCGGACAAAGACTGTCTCGTTAAGAAGTCTATCCCGGACCATCCATACCTGACTCTGGAACATAGGATTCGTGTTACACGAACTGTTAATCCCCATCCCCCATACCGCAGACCCGGCACCGTCCTTTCATCGGGCGGTGTATCCGTATGACATTTCTCTCCTCCTCGGAGAGTTTCTTTGGCAAGTTGACCACTTGCAGGTGAAGTCCCAGAGGGGAGTTGTCTAAAGAAAAGGAATTGAACTGGAGTAAGAAAGTGCTGAAGAGCAGTCGGTTGGAGGGTAAATCGAAGTTCTGGTTCGCCGGAGCATTCTCTCGGGCGACAGAATTAAAATATAGTCCTACCAAAAACAAAGTAACCTACGGAGGCTGGGCCCGTAGACGAAATGAATGAGGTGAAGCGTTCCGAAAATTGGACACCCTTCAGAGCTGGACGACAAAGGAGATATTCCGGATTGGAAGACAACGCCTATGAGAAACCCTCATTTTGGCTGAAAGAAAAGAAATGCACTCTATTGGTGCCAATTACTGGGAGCGAAAGCGACAAATGAAAATACCAGAGTTGGATGTGTGCCAATTGAGTGAAGGCTTTGACATGCCGGTTCCCCCTGACCTGC